CTGGGACTTGTTGATCTTTTCCGTCAAGGAAAAATCCGAACACCATATTTCCTTGACGGATGTTTGGTGTCTGGAAAGAGGATGCCTGACCACCACCAGCAGTCACAGGATACATTACCTGTGCCCAAGGAAGTTGATCTGATGGGATTACTGTTTCTCCTTGATCGTGAAGACCAAGAATTCTTACTTTATATCTGTAACCCCATCCAGGAATCGTCTTTGGATCTTGAAACTTTCCAGGGATGATGTTCTCCCTCCAAGTAGAATCGTCAGCAACCTGACCAATCCACCAGAGAAAACTACCACCTAAAAATCCTGGATTAAATAAAGACCCACCTTCCATTAAAATTAATCCTCGTAGATTCTACATTCTGATGCATCGGGATGCTCATCACAATACATCTCAAGAGGTGTGGGATCACGATCCTCATCTGGATGGTTTGCTTGATACTTTTCAAGATGATCAAGTTCATCCTCAACGTGACGACGCATTTGAGGTGACAATGTTGAATTGTCTAGAAGATCCTTATCATCGTTAATGTGTTGTTGAATACTTCTGTCTGACATTTTATTTACGAACGATTAGTTGTGTGATTACCTGTTCTTCCAAAAGAATCTCTTACCAAATTTAACTTGGTGAAAGTTCCTTTAGTTGTAACATAGTGACACAGATCTGATATAATATATAGACCCCCACTCTGCTTACTTACCTGATCATTTTTGGTGTCAGCAGAGAGTTCTGGAACATCAACATACACCACATCTCCTGCATGTAAAGAAAAATCTCCAGCAATCGTCACTGTTATCATAGAAGAATACAGTTGATTATATCGCATAATTGACTGATTGAGAATATTCTTCACATCAAAGTTCACTTCTTGTGACTTTCCAATCTGCTGTCTTGTGTTTCCAGTTGGTAGAGTTCCAGTATCAAGAAGGTAATATGTTGTTCTTGAAAACTCTTTGTTTAAACCAGCAACATCAAACTCCGAATTTAACTTTGGCAATTCTTTACCAGCAAGTTTTAAGTTCTGTTCTTTTGATTTTGCATCACTCGCAACAACTTCATAGTAACAGTTGAATGGGTCAAAAAGAATTGTGCGAGTAGAGAATGCTCCCTTCTCTAACTTATCTTTTGTGTCTACGCGATTATCTTTGCTTAATGCTAATGCTTTTATATCATAACCAGCAGGAACTTCTTCTCTATCTGAACTGTCATTATAACTGATTGACTTCTTTTGTTTTTGTGAGAGAAGACCATCAATGGATTTGAATTTAAATCTCTCTGAAGTTTCAAAGAAAAAATATCCAGCACTCTCTCCACGTTTTTGGTTCTCGGAGGATACTGACAACCTTGACAACCAGTTGATCAAGTAATATGGTTTCTTATTATTTCCTATGAAGTTATAAGTGTTTGATGTTTCTTCAATGTCAATTTTCTTTTGAGTATTCAACCCACCACTGTTTTGATTCGTAAGAATTTTTCTGACGTGATCAGATATTCTACCATCAAATCTCTGATTGATTCTAATCTTCTCATTAAAGATAAACTCTTTTGACACAAGATCAAGATGGACTAATGATTTATTTGTATCATCAGAAACAGGTGTAACCTTATTGACATATAAAGTTAGGTTTAAAAACTTGTCGTTGTTGTCTCTAAACTTTAGATTAACTCTTTCCGTTCCAACGATGGGCAATCCTTCAATCGCAGTTTTATCTTCAATAGCATTTCCAGTATCAACATAAGAAACTGTTGCTCTTACACAATCTTGTAAGATACTCTCATAGTAAGACAAACTAACGATGCGATTACCATTAGCAAGTTCAACAGTTCTACTCTTATCTTTATTTGAAAATACACTCAACTTATTAATTGAAGCTGGTGATGATTGTACGGAAGTTACTGGAGTCTGATTTGCCATTTTATACTACCTCGTATCTCTATTTACCCAGCATATAAGGACTCTGCCCAGTCCTCTCTGCCACCAGCACTTGTTGCCATTACAGATGCTCCAGAAGAGGATGCTTGTGCCATTGGAGAAGCATTTGAAGGGACTGGGAATGGTATAAGAGTCATTCCTTGTTTTTCATATGATGCATAGCGTTTAAGAGCATTTGGATCTCTTAAGATAGACAAGAACTTTGGATTGAGAATTGCTACAGAGTCTCCAGGAATTACAAATTCAAGGTCATCTTTTTTACCAGGTTCTCCACCCAAGTTCATAAACATACCTTTGTTAATATATCCACCAGTGTCCATTACATTAGCAGAGAAAGTATCGGATCTTGTTCTAAAATTAAAGTGTCCAGAATGTCCTCTGTAATTTGATGCCCATGACCAGTTGTAATTAGAACCATATTGTTTCATCCACGCACCAGAACTTCCGTGAATGTCTAAACCTTCACCATACATATGAGAAGAATTTGGATGTCCACCAACTGCTGCATTTTTTGTTGTGCTTCTGCCACTACTTGCAACATCAGAACCTTTTACTCTGCCACCAGAGTCAGCAATCATTCTCGCAAATGCTTCCGCACCTGGTTTTGATAATACGATTGGTCTTCCATTTGCATCTTTTTGACCAACAACAGTCCAACCACTTCCAGCCTCTGGATGTGACGCACGAACAACACTTCCAGTAGGACCACTTCCAATATTACCACCAGAAGAACTTCTTCCATCAACATCCATAGAGAATGGTGCAAAGAAGTTTCCAAGAGATTTAAGCGGATCTGCTTGACCCTCTTGTGGTGGGAAGAATGCTTTTCTTAATAGATTTAATTTGTTGAGTATGTTCAATGGATTAATCATCCATCCAATATCAGGAATTGGTGTCTCTCTTCCAAACACTTTTTGCTTCGGAACTGACTTCATAAATCTACCAAAACCATCACCTAACCACTTACCAATTGCTACTGCACCTTCAAAAATACTCTTCATTGCTTGCTTGAACTTTCGTCCAGCCTCTGCTGGACCTTTGCCCAAGATCAATTCATAAAGAAGATCACCAACAAATACACCTATCGTCTCACCAAGAAGAGTTCCTATAACAGGTATTGGAATAAAAGATCCAAGCAATCCACCCAGAGCAGCACCGAGACCCTTAAAGAGTGCTTGTCCAATTGGTTCCCCACCAAGTAAAGATGCTACTGCAACGATGATGGGACCAACAATAGGTATTCTGCCAAATACATTCTTTACAAGACCTACTCCTGCTTTTCCGAATAGTTTGAGACCTAATCTTCCAGGAGTTTTTCCAAGTCCACCCTTAAGTAAGTTACTACCTTTTATTCCACTACTCAATCTTCCAGCTTGTGGTTGGAGAGAGATGCGTCCTTTACTAGCTGCTTTACGAACATCAGCAAGTGCTCTAGCGTGTGATGCTCCATTTGCTCTTGCATTCTGATAGATTTGTCTACCAGCGTGTCCATAATTTCTTTGAACTTGAGCACCTAGTCTATCATATTTGTAGGGAACTCTTGGACCACCACCAGGAAGTCTAGAACCTGGTTTTCCTGGTCTTCCAAACTTATCTCTAGCACCAGAAGCCATGGACGCTAGTCCAACGACTATAGCAAGATTTAGAAATTTGTTTAATGCACTTGAAAAATCGTCAAATACTTTTAATCCCTTCTCTCCAAATTTTTCACCGACCCATCCTCTTGTTTTATCATATGCTTCATATCCTTTCTGAACAAAAGTTCCGAATCCATCAATCAATTTAATTGTAAAGTCAGCCAACCAATCAAATGTTCTTCCTATTACTGGAATGAGTGGTTGAATTTTATCAGCATACTCAACAAGTCTGGAAACAAAAAATCCTAAAAGAACATTTTTAATAAAGTTCTTTATCCTATCAAGAAAAGGAACTGGTGGTAGTTTAGTTTTTTTCTTTTCCTCACCTTCTTTTGGTTCTTTTTTCTCTAGTTTTTTCTCTCTTTCTCTTCTTTGAAATCTAACTCTTTCTTTCTGCTTATTCTCTTCCTGCTTTTTAGTAATCACAAAAGAATTTTTTAAGATCTTATCAACCTCAATCAGTTTCTTTTTAATAACAAAAAACTTATCTCTCTTTGGAGAAATAGACTCCGCAGTAATTTTTTTAGCGGGTTGATATTTGACTATGGAAGAAGTTGGTAAGAGATTTGCCATGACTTATTAGGTAGACATTCCCAATACTTTAATTTTTCTTGGATCATGCATAACTGCTGCATCAAAATAAGGAAGAGTGTTAGCAGGACT